ATAGGGCGAATCGTTCATTATCGAAACTAGCGGCGATTCATTCCAATGCTCAAAGCCTAGCGCGTGAAATAGCTCGTGTGTCGGCACAATCCCGGCGAACTTCTCAGGAAGATCACACCCCGCAGGATTGCATTTGATAACAACAGAATTAATATCAATGCTATCCACTTGCCTGCTGGTGTAGGCCCAATGCCACGGCTCCGCCATCTCTTCTTCAGGCACATACACAACAGTTATCGTGTTCTGCTCGTTCAGCTTATCTGTAACCCCGCCATAGACTATATCAATCCCGATACATTCCTTAATCCACGAAGCCTTGTCGAGTAGCTGATTGGCTATAACGCTGTGGTCGAATGGAGTTTCTTCACTCTCCATGTAGTTGAGCGTTATCTGGCCGTCAAACTTTGCTGTTATGAATCTACCTATGCTCATGACTCTGCTCCCTTAGAACAAACCCTTACTCGTGTATCTGAGTAAACCATTTTCCAGAACCAAACCTTTTTCCATTTGCCGTACTTGACTGCCTTCCAGAAATGCTGTCGGCAGAACTTATTGTGTAGGTCATACGCCTCTCTTGATGCATTTAAATCATTCATAACTCACACCCCCCCGCAGCAGAACAGGCAAGCTCTTGGCTTGCCGTAGTCTCGTCTTCCATCTCTTGAACATCCCATTTTATCTCCTTAGGCATTCTCTTTAATAGTTCCTTATAACCCTCTTCATTAATAGGTTCATAAGGTGCTTGTATATACACATGGTCATCATAAGGTAAGAAGCTGATACCGCTTATCTTATCAAAGTTATTGAAGACCCATTGACCCACTTCTAAGAACTCATGGTCCCTGTAATAGCAAGTCATACTAGGCTTATGTTCACACCAATTAAGCTGTAACCCCTCCCATAACTTCAATTGGTCCATAGCAGTCATATCATCTACAGTCTTACTGCCTACTGGTGCCTTCATAGGGAAACTAAACACCATCGCAGCGGCATTGAACCTGTCCTCCTCATGTGGTACACCTGCTTCTATCAGGGCTGTACTCATAGGGTCTTTCTTATCACCCCTTACTCGTCTGATGTAATATTTAGAGTACCTTGCGTGGGCTCCACTGGCTGAATTAACCAACTGGGAAACTGTACCTGAGGGTTTGACACATGTGACTGCAACAGACTGGTTAATACCCAGCTTCTTGGCCCACTTCTTATTAGTTGCGACTGCAACAAGTCTAGCCTCTTCCTGTAGCTTTGCGTTATAAGGTATCGTTGGGTGATCGAGTAATCCAGTAATGCTGACACCTAGTAGTGCCTCCTCTTCTGTGTTGGTCTGCCATATCTTTCTTAAGTATCTGAAGTTTGTTAGTGTAGCTTGTAATGTACCTAAGATTGTGGCTAACTCTACCTTCCGTAGAAGTGTGGCTCTGGTATCTTTTGGTCTAAGCACTATCTCGCTTAAATTGCAAAATTGATTTGGTCGAAGAATAATTTCCGCGCAAGGGTTACAACCAAAATCATACGTTGCATCCCTTCTACCATTTCTTGCCGCCACATCCTGCGCTGCTGTCCTTGAAAATATTCCCCTCTCACCAGCTTTACTTTGATACAAATGAGTCCACTCTTCAAGGAACCCTGCAAAATCAGGTTTCTCAGTATAGCAGGCACTGTTGTTCGCCAAAGCCCTATGTGGAGCGGTGTTGTACCACTCACCTTGCTTGGCTCTACGCAGCCTGTCGTCTGATAGATTTGATAAACTGATAAGTGCGCTACGTCTTACTCCTCCCACTACTACTATGTCTGCTATCTTGCAGCATAGGTCATGGCACTCTAATGAGTTTAATCTTCTTCCTGCTGCCCCCTGAAAGGTTTTGACAGTAAACTTGAATAAGTCCTCCAAAGGTTCTGGACCACTTGCCCTACCTCCGAATGTTTTAAGGGGTTTACCACTAGCTCTGACATTTGATGTGTCCCATCTGGGAACTCTTCCCGAATAGAGCATTGAAATAAGTTCTCTGAACCCGGATGCCCACCCAATCTTTGAATCTCTAACTTTAATGACTGTATCTGTTTCATGGAAATCCTCTGATACTTCTGGTAATTTAGATATGTACTGCCTCTCTACACTGTACCCTACACCAGTACCACACATAAGTATATACATCAACTCATCGAATGATCGTGGGTGGTCTACGGCTAGGTAAGAGCAGTTGAACCCTGCTACGTTATCTCTAGTAAGGGCTGGTCCTGCGGTCATCATGGCTCTCATAGATGGCATGACTTCCATATTGTAGATGGCTGACTCTAGGTTGGCGGCGTTAGCATTGTCTAACTTGTCTCGGAAGAAGTTAACATACCTTGCTACTGTCTCACCCCAATCTTCCCTTCTATTTTCTTCTGGTATGTATCTGGCGTAGCGACTCTTGTGTATATATTGCTGATATAAATCCACTGTGTTTCCTTTGGTGAAAGAAAAGGGAGCCGTAGTTATGACCAGTCGGCGTTCAAGAAAGTTTTTAGCCTGTGGCAGTTAGCACACAGTGTCTGGAGGTTCGTAGGATTATCGTTTTGCTTGTTTCCGTCAACATGATCAACATCTAGCTGAACATCATTAACCGGAATAAAACCACACAACTCGCAATAATCTTTCTTGAACAACCTATACCCCGTACCTCGCATATCATACCTAGCTCTGTGACAAGTGGAGCATCTTTTGCCCCACCTGCCGTGGCCTTTGCTTTGTACGGGCCTTTCACAATCTAAACACACCGGCCTAGCCATAACCTAAGCTCCCCTAGTTGGTGACAGTTCCGCTACCTTCATGGAGGTAGTCTCGTTGTTATCCTACGTAGTACCCTATTGCAAATGAAGCTAACATTAGGAGGATTAATACAGTCCATCCTAACTGTTCATCACTAAACTTCAACTGGATTCTCCACATAAGGCCCAGTAACTCGTGCTGAGTTTACAGGAAATACCTCTATACCACCGTTGATAGTAGCTGTGAATTTACCACTAGATGCACACTCCTCTGCGGTCTTCTGTGCTGCCTGAGGGTCTGTTGACCGGAACTGTAAAGGTTCCTCATCATTAGTGAATATCTCTATCAAGTAGAACTCTTCAGCGTCTAAGGGTGCTTTGTCCTCGTCCACCACTTCTACATGAATAGCTTCTTCTGCTACAGGTACGTCAATCACTTGTCCTTCAAGGTCTTGTCGTGGTACTTCTACTTCATTTGTCATTATCTAAATCTCCTGTGGCTTAATGCCCAAGTAGCTAAGGCAAACCTTCTGCCCTCAGTCACTTCATTTACTTTGTGTAATATATAGCTAGGGAATACTGCTAACTTACCTTGCTCTTTAGGTAGCTCATGCTCCTTAGCACTGGCCTTGAACAACACCTCTCCACCCTCATAGTCTTCAGGGTCAGAAAGCTGTATTATCACTGACAATTTCCTATGTGCTGCCTCTCCCGGCCCTGTGTCTATATGCCAGTCATAGTGTCCACCAACAGGATACTCAAGTAACTGTAAGTCACCGTATAACCCTGAGATGTCGAAGTCAAAACCGAACTGGTTATAACGTGCAACCCTGTCAGCTATGTCATCGTACAGCCATTGGGACTTCTCGTCCATAGGGATGGGATGTATCAAGGTTTCCCTATAAGGGTCCACCACATCACCATCAATCATAGCTGTTATAGGCTTGTCTGTAACAAAGTCTGCTACTATCTTCTCACACTTTTCCTTATCAAGGAAGTCGAAGTATGTAGCAGTGCTTATAGCCTCTGTTTGTTTTACGTTGAATATCTTAAGCGGTATCGCTGCCATTTGCGGCCTCATTTACCACTGGTCGTTCAACCTTATTCCATACTGACGGGTCTTTACCTGCTTCTTCTAATCCTACACCCGGCATTAGTGTCAGTGTGGGTACGCCCAACTCCTTGAAGAATTTCTGTACGTCTTCGATAGTTTTAACGCTATCCATGTCGTACTCATACTCATCAGGGAATACAGGTTCAAAGCCATTTGCTATTAGCTCGTTCATATCGTCCTCTTGTTGCATAGCCTGTTCAGCTTGTAGGCTGTCAGCGGCTGGTGCGTTCATTGGTTGCTCATCCATTGGTTGTGCCACTATTTTTTATCCTTATATAGTTTGTATACTGCCAGTACTAGACAGGCTGTCACAATAAAGTGAAACCCTGAAGTCATGCCAGTGTATATAGCTGCTTGTGCTGCTTCGTACCCTACCCAATATTGTCGCAAGAACGCCTCTTCCAAGGCTTGTTGGTCCATTATGATTCGTCCCCTATCATACTATCTGCTCCTGTAAAGTTTTTAAGTTCTTTTCTATTATTTACTCTACGTATAAGGAAAGACCTCAGCATACTGACGCTTGTGTATATCCAACCTATCATAAAGTTCTCCCACCATGTGAGTCCGACAGTTACTTGTGGTAATACCAACATATTCATACAGAAGTTTAAGCTAAACCCTACAGCTATATTCTCCCAAGCCTCTATCATGGAATCCTTAATGGACTGTCCTATGGACACCTCATCAGACTGCGTTGCAGTATAAAAAGTGAACCAGACGCAGAATATAAACGACAACCCTGATGCTATCTCGATCAACATATATCATTATCCTCTATTGTGTAGTGTCGAGGGTCTTTGTCCTTGTGCTGCTCTAAAATGAGTGGCACTTTAGCATTTAGCTCTTGCATCCAACCCTTCTTACTACTTGGCGGCCTGTCATCTACTACATTACCACGTATAATTGAATCACGTAACACTGTAAGGGATGATATGGCCTTAGTTATGTGGTGTAAGTTAGCCACACTATCTGGGTCGTAATCTTCTCCTTCCCAGTAGTCGAATAGGTGTCTCAAGGTAGCGTCAAAGTACACGCTTGCCCTTACACCTACTGCACGGTAGTTGTACGCTCCGTACTTTACACCACCCTCCATCATTGCTAACCCTACTTCCATCATCACTGGCACAGGTAGGTAGGACATAGGCACCTTTGTCGTAGAACCTATAGCATCCTTAGGGTTTGTCTGCTTCGTTCCTTCTATCACATCAACTCCTCAGGAAAAGTTTCCTCTGTGTACCACCTGAACCCGTTTCTTGTAGCCCACTCACCATGAGTCAGCTTAGTCCCGCCCTTACTCTTACGAGGTTTGGCACCGGGCATAGGTAGCCCTGCACTATAAAATAGAAATACTATTTCATGGTTGGCTGGGAGGCTATCCCTGCAATGCCTGTACTTCGAGTACTCGTCGCTATCCCAGAATCTCCCCTTAGATTCCAAAAGGATAATGCGTCCTGCAATCTCCCTTTTAAAGTCAGTGTTGTACTTCTTAGGAACGATATACTCAACAGGCTCCGTTGGATGAGCCTCCCAATTCTTTAGTATTCCTTGTGGGTTATCAGGGCTGTGCCAACCCTTAGCCTTTTTGCCTAGGTGTAAGTCGGCCTCGAACTTAGAGTCATACCCATCAGGGCATACTTCCTTTGGTGGCCTCTTAGCCCTACGTCGTTGTACCAAAATGTTTCTCCATAAACATGAACTCTGGTCTAATACCACGCTTGTAGGCTTTCTTTAGTTTCTTATAGAAGCTACGTGAACTGTATGCACTACAGATTCTTTCTCCATCTGCTGTACGTACATACCTATCCTGTGTTGACTCAAATAGTTTGACTGAGGCTACATTAATCTTAGCTGCCTCGTCTTCATCAACCATCTTCTTCAACCACTCCGAAGCGAATTGATAACTCAGAACTCTTAACTGTTTAGCCTTTCTGTTATTCATTTCATAAACCCATAGATGTAATTTTTGATAGTAACAGGGTCACTATGCTTACTCGTGACCTTGTTACCTACCTTCACTACAAAACTGGGACTCCCTTTAACTATCTTAGTTGTGACTATCTCTTGTGTAGAGTACTTGGAGTCGAACCATTCGATCAACTCCTCATCTCCATACAAGGTTGCCCTAAACAATATTAGCTAGGAGGCCCTTACGAACGTCCTTACTAATCAAGTTGATACGTCCCCTTGACCACCTACCACAACCGTCCTTATCTGTGTCACATACATAACGCTGGAACTTAGATAGGTTGGTGTAAGAGAATCCACGCTTAGATAACGGCTCACTCTCACCGCATCCGGGACATACTGGAACCTCTGACTCCACGTACACACCGATGTTAGGGTGATCACCTATGAATGGTAACAAGTATAAATACAACTCCTCGTTGCTTACAACATCCTGAATATTGTACTCAAGCATCTCTGCCCTAGCCTCAGGATTATTGTGTTCTACTGCCTGCATCCATAGATCATGTCCAGCAAACTTCTTATGCTTAGACTTTTGTGGTAACCCAAAGAACTTAAGACAATACTCTAGGGTGTTGCTTACTAATCTAAAGTACTTCTTAGCTACCTTCAATGTATCCACTATCTTG